AAGGATTAATCAGGAGTCGAAGAATACAATCTCCACAAATCCAAGCATTAATCTGGAGTTCTTCGTAGTCTTTATACTCCTTAGGAATTCTGAGTTTGGCATCTGTAAGAGTTTTCTTATCTACAGTCCCCCGGAATTCCAGAACTTACCAACGAGCATTGGTTGTACCGTCACCATCTTCAGTGAGTTGCGATTCCCACCATTCAGGATTATAGTTAGCCCCGAGATCGATGGCTTTATCGATGCTCTTCACCCGAAAGTTAGGCCGCCTTTTGAGAGACCTGAGCTGAGTTTGAGAAAGTCTATGGCGTTCGATAAACCATTCGCATTCTGACATGTTTCTAGCATCAGCATCTGGGTAAGTATCCCAGATAGATACGAAGCTCATGTCTGGAATATTCTTTAGTGTCGGTTTATAGGCACCGGACTCATCCCATGCAGAATATTCTTTAGTAGTGAGGAATGGACCCTTATAGATGCCAGTCCCAAATAAGCAAAGTTCATAAATCGTAGATCTTAGAGTTTTAGCAGCGCCGGCTTCATTGAGCTGATCATAAATCTGCTTTTCCATCTTAGCTGCTGCCTCTTTAGCAGGCTCATACGTGACTGCTGTGGGAGAAAGGCCGATACCAGCCTTGAGTTTGTCTGCAACCTTCTCTAAAAGACCCTTCTTAGGCCCAAAAATCTTGGCAATTTGAGGTGTCATGGCCGGATTTGACCTCATAGAGGGTGCATTTTGACCTTGATCTTGAGGGTCAAAATTGACCTTTCCGTCTACAGAAACAGGATTATTTGGAGGCTGAATGCCAATTGGGAACTTATTACCTGCAAATAGCACATCTGTAATCTGTGCGTGACCTGCCAAAACCTTTGTTTTAGTAATTTTGATAAAGGCCCTAGATTTTTCTGTGCTTGTGAATTGTGTATCAGGTCCATATGATCCTCTAAAGTTTCTAAAACAAGTAATCCATCGATCTTCATCAACTCTACGCTTATCTTTAGACTCTTTAAATCGATCTTGGATATATTCTACTAGGCGTTCAGTGTCTCTAACGGAGGATTCTGTTGTAGAGTCCTCTAGGGCCATCGATTTCACTTCCATTTCGGAAGAGGATACATCTACTGCATCTGTTCCTGTAGGCATATCTACAAATGACATTTAATTCTCCGTGTTTTTAATTATTGCGATTTATCTGAGTCTAGCGGAGTAAGTAGGGCTTCAGGCAACTCGGAATTTTAGAATACTGCCAGTTCTGTATGCCTCACCAATTGCCACACTCCCCGCTGCTGCTGCTGCATCATCAGCGTAGTTGCCGAGCAAGGTCATATCGACCGATATCTTTGTGTTCGACACCTTGAGTTTCGTCGTACCGCTTATCCGGAAATTGTGGGCAAGCTCACCGCCGCTTACAGCACCGTCAGCATTGCTGTCATAGTACGTGTTTTTTGCCGAAGACGCCGCGCTGATACCCTCAAGACGATGCCCGCCGCTGGTCGAATATACGTTGAAGTATTGAACAGAGGAGCCATTTCGCCAAACGCGCAAAGCGCCGGATGTCGAGGGCTTGACATCGAGATTGTCTGTGTCAAGAACCATCTTTTCCGTGTTCTGGAATGTCGTGACGATCTTTCCTGCGGCAGTTTTGCGGATGGAGAGCGTATTTGCTCCTGTCATCACTACGTCGCTCGTCCACGTTCCGAACAGGTTATTCATCGAAAACGTGTTGTAGTCGGAGCTATTCGCTTCGTACATGGCGCGGTTGCAACCCGCCCCGCCGTCAAAATCATTCTCGGAAATCGTGTTATATGTGCTCTGGTTTGTGGTTGTCCCGCCTCCCGACGCGGTATATGTGTCCTCCTCCAGTTTGACGCCATTCAGCGTGCTTTCCGGCGTCGTATTCTTGCAGAGATTTCCGATGATCTTGGCGTTTTGAGTGCCGAGTAGACGGATTGCGGCCTGTCCAGAACTGACGGTATCGGAGGCGTCGTAACCCCAGCCGTTGATGATGTTGCCTTCAATCAAGGAACCATGCGCCCATACAAGGTAGAATGGTGTGCGGCAATCGTGTAGCTGGTTGCCAGTCGCGACTAGGAGTTTGCCCGCTGGCTGCTGTTCTGAGGCGTGACCTGTGGCAATTCCGTTCCGGCATCGCTTGAAGGTATTGTCCGCAACAAAACTTGCCGAAGACAGGCGCTTGGTAATGAAGCCAACCGCGCACCCGTAAAAATCGCTGTTCGTGACCTTTACGCCAAAATTGCTGGACCCCAACGAATTGCCGCTGCCATAAATGCCGCTGTCGTAAAACCCTGTGAATTTGCATTTGTCGATGCTGAAATCTTCTGCGACAACAAAAACAGCACTGTCAGATTTTTCATCCCGGTAATCAGCGCCAGCCTGAAACCGCGCCCTGTGAATACCTCCGCCCTTGATGTTGGACAGGCTGATAAGTGCCCAGCTATCAGACCCGACTGGCTTAGGCTGGTCGTCGGCGATCCACTGACCACCCTCGATCTCAACCGCATAGTCTGCGCCGTCATTCACCTTGATAAAGCCATCCGTAAGCGTGGCATCTGCGATGATGCGGGCCAATGGGTCGAACTCAAGGCGGAGTGGGTCAGACAGTAGCGAGATTGTAATCTGGCTTGTCATAGTATAGTCGCCAGCGGGTACAAATATGCGCCTGCCTGTCGCGACCGCCTCTACGATTGCGTCTTCTATGTCACCCGGCGTAGGTCCGGCCATTACACCAAGTGCGTCTAGCCAATCCTTTGCGCTGCGAACATAAAGCGGTCTTCCGACATCGGTCGGCTGATTGACTGAAATCTCCTCTTGGACAAAGGCGGTGCTTGCAATCTGCGTCGTATCTGTTCCGGCCGCCGCCGTTGGTACGGTTGGAGTGCCTGTGAATGTGGGGGAGGCTTTCGGCGCTTTGAGGTCAAGGGCGGCTTGAGTCAGTGTAGAAATAGGTTTACTAAGATCCGTAGTATTGTCAACATTCGGAAGACCAACCGCAGTCTTATCTAGAGTCTGCCATGATTTATCACCACGCCAATACTGACCAGTAGTTCCAGCAGTAATGGTAGGTTCTTTCGTAGAGAGGCCAGCAGCCAATTCGGCAGCAGTAGTAATGTCTGCATTAGCTTCGAAATATGCTAAAAGACCCTCGGGAGTAAATTCGTGCGGTCCTGATCTTGTATCTTCGTCATCAAAAAAGACAGCCTCTTTACCTGTATGAACGGCATCTGAAAGGCGATCTGCAATTGTCTTATAGTATGCCATTTATTTTAATCCTTTATGGTTCAAGTGCGGCGATGCGAGTAGCCAACGCCTGTAGGGCCTCTTGAATAGTACCAGCATCAAGTCCGTCTGTACCCGCTACAACAACATCGGCTGCTGAAATATAAGATGCTAGTCCGTTGGGGGTGAATTCGTATTCTGTACCAGAACTAAGAGCGTCATCAGAATAAAACTTAGCCTCTCGACCTACGTTAGCTGCTCTGACTACTCTGTCTGCAATAGTTTTATTTGCCATTAGCACTTACCCTTCTTCATCTTCTTGTCCATAGCCTTGTCCATCTTGGATGCCTTGGAGTTTGTATACTTCTCCATTTTTTCCATTTTCTTGGACTCTTTCTTTTCAGAGTGCTTTTTCATTACTGTTTATCTTTGACCGCATGTTTAAGGAATGGGGCGTCAGACTTCTTACGATTCTCTTTTTCAAGTTGTGAGGTAACTTTTTCAGAAACCTCTCTCTGAATTTTTCGATAATTGTTAGTATCTTTTTGTACCTTTTCATCAGACCACCCCAGACTTTTGTTAAGTTTATGGGAGTCTTTAAGAGACTTGACCTTAGAGCTATTAAGAGATCCCTCAACGTCGGCAGCAGTCCTCTTTGGATCTGAGTACTCTTCTTTCTTGTACTTTTCAGTCAGGGCTTTGTTAAGTCTCTTATCTTCTCGATAGACAGTTACTGACTTATCATCTTTGTCTTTATACTTTTTAAACTTGTCGGCCATGAGTTCTCCTTAATATCCAAATACTTTATCGACTGGTTGATAGTTGTTTAGTGCTTGTCTACCCCAATCAACAGCAGGGCCGGAGCGTGGTCGAGACATGATACCATAACGTAGAGCGTCATAAGTGTGGTCAGACTTGTAACGAGAATCGATATCTTCTCCACCATTAGGATCAGTAGGAAGCATCGGTAGGTCCGCAATGATTTGACGGCAAGTATTAAAGAATTGAATACCTGTTCTACCTTCTTCGTCTACTTTGAGAAGTTCATGGAGTCTGTTCTTACCTGCGATGCGTGAGCCAGAACCTCTGTCTGAGGGCCTCCAGCGACAGCCTTGGGCAATCATCTCTTCTGCGATAGAAGGACCCCAGTGACCTCTCTGGTGCCAGACAGAACTATCCAGAACACCGTAGGAGATGTTATCATCCTGTTCGGCCTCCAAGATCAATTGCGCCAATTCGGCACCTGTCTTTTTAGAAACATACAACTCTCTATAAACTATTAGGGTCTCGTACATCGGATCAATGGCGAACCAGAGAATGGCTGAATGAGAAGAGTAACCAAAGTCACCTGCTCTGAATCTACGCCAACTGGAAGGGATCTTATAGGGTTCTAATACGTGATGCTTGGGAGAGAATTCAGTAAAGGCTGCACCTTCCATAACGGACCAGTCACCCTCAAGGAGTTTTCTTCGTTCGTTTTCGGGCAGGCCATGTAGTGCTCGTTCGTAGACACCATCCTCATATAGATAGGGATTGTCTGAGAGTTTAGCCGGAATGAACCTCCTCTTGAAGAGGGGCTTGCCAGCTTTATTAGGATCTCTGTGATTATCTGGATAGACCAGAAGATCTCCTGAATCGATGTCGGTGGCCCAGAATGCTCTATTAGGAACTTCAGGGTCTACGAACATCTTCTTAACCCACTGATGGCCGGGGCCTCCGGGGTTTGTCGTAGCTCTCATACTGAGACTCTGAGACAGAACAGGATCAGTAGAACGAAGACGGGAAGACATGTAGTTCCATGCGAATGGCGTGGCATACTGTGTCAATTCGTCGATACCAACCCAACAGAATGACTGTCCCTGATATCTGTATACGTCCTCATCTCTGTCGAGATAAGACATCCAGAATTCAGCACCAGAAGGAAACCTCCACATGCTGTCCTTCTCTCTCCAGACTGCGCCGGGAAATGCTTTCGTATAGATCTTACGAGACTCACGGATAAGTTCCTTGAGTTCATCGTTAGTTCTACGAAGAAGAAGGCCAACAAAGTTTGGATTAGAGAAGTAGCGCATGGGGTCTGCCAGCATTGCATAGGACTTACCCAAGGTGATTATAAATAGTACCAAGTAGGATATCGAGGGGATTTTAGTCTATGGACTATCATTTGTCGAGACTGACCAATTTGTCTGCCAGCCTCTCGTACTCCCACGTATTCAACTCCGTCAATCGATACAGGTTTTCTATTCTGCGATTCGATCATCTTCTGTTTACTATCGGGATTATTCATCGGATTGAATTCTGTTGTCCAAAGGTTCGGATGATTTTCCAAAACTTCAGCTCTATGCATTGGATTGAACCCTTTAAGAGATTCACTAAAAGAACCTCCCACAGTTGAGTTATAGTACAAACGAGACTTAACCTCATTCATAGTTATTAGTTCAGATTCCCTGCTCAATGCAGCTTCAACGTCATTAAAGAATTCGAACTCATAAGTAAAATTCTCTCGACCGTATTTGCGTAATGCATGGCCGAAAGGAAACTTACTACTCTGATGTTCTTTCATCCTTCTTTTGAAGTTATTTGTAACTCCGATGTATATACGACCACTTGGTGATGTGGCTTTATACAAAATATAATTCATTAGTATACCCCTCAATATTGGTACTTCGCCGTAGCGGATAATCACCTTGGACCATATCTTCATCCAATAAAATTGGAGTTTCGCGCTTCCCGCCTTAGCGGTACTCCCTTGCGGGATGGCCTCTGAACCTTCCCCATTTCAGGGGCTTGGCTGCTGATTGTTCAACTCTGCTCTTTTTGAACTGTCACGCTTGCCATTTCTAGCTACGTTGTAGTGAGCAAAAGAATAAGAATATTCCAGCAATTCACGAAATTTATTTTGATCTAATTACTTAGAAAAGGGAGCAGGAAACTCGGATTTGAGTTTACCCCCAGCAGAACCTCCGTAGAGAACCTGAAACTCAGAAGCCCTCAAGAAATCCTCCTGAGGGCCGGGGTTAGGTTTGAAAATAATATCGAGAGTGGTTCTATTTTCTGTATCTTTGAATAGAGACACATACTCTTTAGTAGACTCTCGTGGAGTGGTGAAGTCTTCGGGCTGGAGTTTCTTCTTTTTCTCCTGAGCCTTCTTAACTAGTTCATCTGCCTTCTTAGCAGCGGTACGAGCTTGTACCTTTGCTGAGATAATCTTCTTCGTCTCTCTTGTATGAGGGACATGGGTCCTACGATTAGTCTTCTTTCTAAGAAAGGGCTTGCGGTGGACTTTGTAGAGATTAGAGAATGTCTGATGAGTTACTTGAACAAAGATCTTCTGAGCTAGCCAGTCTGCTACTTCTCTCAAGGAAGATCCGGCATCTAGATAATCGAAACCCTTTTCAATCCAGAAAATATGCTCGGGATTGGGAATGATGTGTAGGGGGTTATCGGGGTCGATAGAATAGCCAGTCTTGATACGTCCATAGGGAATCTTACGGTAGGTATCCGGCCATCTGTCTAGAGGTAATAGTTTATCTTCAGTCATCCTGCTTATTCTTAGGTGGGAGAATTACGATTGCATTATCCGGGAGTTTGATCTCTTGCTCATTGTTGACACCACCTCGGTCAAGGATTTCCTTGGCAGCAGAGATGATATTCTTAGCACCCATTGCTGAAGGATCTTCGAAGATCTTAACAAGCTGGGAGGATGCTTTAGCAGTAGCAGCAGTGAGGTAGTCTTTAGACCTGTCTCTGATCTGCTTTGATAGTTTCTTGGAGAGTTGAATTGCCGAAGCATCCTTGGGATACCCAGCCTCTTTCATCGCATATTGAATATCACCAGAACATCTATCGAAAAGGATATTGAGAAAGTATTCTTCCTGTTCTGTAAGACCTGTCTCTTTATTGGTGACATCTCTGATGAGTTCATCTTCGAACTTCGTCATTCCCTTCTCTCCTTCCACTATTCAATTTAAATTCACTCGTGGTAGAGACGTAGGATCGACCCCTAACCTCATTTGGCGGGAATTTGTAAGGTTGGGATTGTCCGGTAAAGGGGCAAAAGAAAAGTTTATCCCGCAAGAATATCTTCTTGATTCTGTAGAAAATAGGACTGAACTACTCCGTGGACTGATGGACACTGATGGTACTGTAAGAGAGAGGTCTGACAATCGACTCACACCCGAGTTGAAATACACGACGATCTCCGAACATCTAAAAAATGACTTCATTTTCTTGGCTGAGTCCCTCGGATTCACATCTACCTACTGGACAGAGACGAGTAAAAATGGACTGATCTATAGAGTTATGATAAACGGGCCGATCAATCCTTTTAATCTAAAAAGGAAATCAGACAGGTTTAATGAGTTTAAAAGACGTTGTGAATACAAAGCCATAACGGACATTGAGGAAATCGGCCAAGAACGAGTTCGGTGCATCACTATTGAAGATCCCTCTCATCTATTTTTGATAGATCGATTCACTCCCACTCATAATTCAGCAGGTGGTGGTAAATCGTATGCAATGCTGGCAGACCCCATGCGATACTTCTCCAATCCGAACTTTGTTGGTCTGCTTCTTCGTAGAACTAACGATGAACTCAAGGAACTTATCCGCGAGTCCCGTAAGATTTACACGAAAGCATTTCCCGGCGCAGTCTGGAGAGAGAAAGATAGCATGTGGAGGTTTCCTTCCGGCGCTGAATTCTGGATGTCTTACCTCGATAGAGATGAGGACGTATACAGGTATCAGGGCCAGTCATTCTGTTGGGTTGGTATCGACGAACTAACACAGTATGCCACACCCTTTGCATGGAACTACATGTCTTCCCGTCTTCGTTCTACTGATCCTGTATTGTCTCAGAGCCTCAGTATGAGAGCTACAACAAACCCCGGAGGCCCCGGCCATCAATGGGTTAAGAAGATGTTCGTAGACCCCGAGGTTCCTAACAGAGCATTTTGGGCCACTGATATCGATTCAGGAGATCTTCTGGTCTATCCAGATAATCACAGAGATCCTAATAAAGCGGGCAAGCCCCTCTTCAAGAGGAGATTCATTCCGGCTAAACTCTCAGACAATCCTTACCTATACGAGGATGGTGTCTATGAAAGAGCACTACACGGCCTGCCCGAAAACGAACGTAGGAAACTCCTTGAGGGTGACTGGTCCGTTATGGAAGGTGCAGCCTTTACTGAGTTCTCTCCTAAGCACCACATACTAGAACCTTATAAGATCCCCACTAGCTGGCGTAGATTCAGAGCAGGTGACTTCGGTTACTCTTCTCATTCTGCAATTCTCTGGTTCGCCATTGACCCAATGTACGAGACTCTAATAGTTTATAGAGAGTTGTATGTTTCTAAAAAGACAGGTGCCGAATTGGCGCAATTGATCTTGGAGGCCGAACAGGATGACAACATCTCCTACGGTGTCCTCGATAGTTCTGTCTGGCATCAGAGAGGTCACTGGGGCCCTTCTATCGCAGAAGAGATGATTGCCCAAGGCTGTCGCTGGAGGCCCTCAGACAGAGGCTCTGGCTCACGTATTGCAGGTAAGAATAGACTCCATGAACTTCTCAAAGTAGACGAAGAAGGTAGAACAGGTATTCAATTCTTTAATACTTGCCGACAAATCATTGCGGACCTACCGATGCTTCCTACTGATCCTAATGGTGGAGAAGATATCGATTCTCGTTACAAGTCTGACCACACCTACGATGCTCTACGTTATGGTATCATGTCTCAACCACGCTCCGGCCCTG